GCGGCAGAAAAAAAATTAAATACAACAAACTTTGAAAATAAAAAGAAATGGTTTGAAGTATTAAAAGGTGTAGCAAATAAACATGGCTATGATTCTTTTGTTTATAAAAACCAGTATGAAAGTTACAATTTAGACCCTAGTGATATAGATAAATTTGAAGATAGCTATATGCTTCTTGAACCAGACCAAGCTAAAGGTTTATTTGGCGGTAGAACATCAGGTGAGCCTGAATTTATGAAAAGCAAAGGTGGATTAATATGAATGCTTTAAACAAACAAATGGAAATGTTTGGAGACTTACCAAAGCAGAAAAAAGTAAAAGCTGCTGGCGGTGGTGCATTGATGGCAACTGAAAAAGGTAAAACATTACCCTCTATTGCAGAACTTACTGATGCTTATAATATATTTAGAGCAGACAGAGATTCAGCTAAACTTACAGTAGATGAGATGGATGCCATATTAGAATCTTTTCTTGAAATGAAATCTGCAGGTAAATCTTTCGCAGAGGGTGGACTAGAAGATGGTGGTTTAAAAGATGAGGGTGGTGAAACAGACCCTGTATCTGGAAACGATGTGCCACCCGGTTCTACAAAAGAAGAAGTACGTGATGATATTCCTGTACAACTTAGTGAAGGAGAGTTTGTATTTCCAGCCGATGTAGTGCGTTACATTGGTCTTGAAAATCTTATGCGTTTGCGTCAACAAGCAAAGCAAGGTTTAAAAATGATGGAAGCTATGGGTCAAATGGGTAATTCTGAAGATGCTATTATGCCAGATGATTTACCCTTTGGTGTTACTGATTTAATTATAGTTGACACAGAAGATGAAAAAGAGTATAATAAAGATGATGTAAAAGAAATGCAAGTAGTCTTTCCGTGCCACATATTCCATCATATCTTGA